GGGAAATGCGCGGAGCCCTTTGATTCCGATATGTTGCTTGGACGACCCTGTTATGGCGGCCTGGACCTGGCCTCGATTCAAGACCTCGCGGCGTTGGTTTTGCTTTTTGAAGTGGATGGGCTGACTTATTGTCTGCCGAAGTTCTGGATACCGGAAGGGAATATCGAGCAACGTTGCCGGCGGGACAATGTGCCTTACGACACATGGGTGCGGCAAGGATACATCACGGCCACGCCCGGGAATACGATTGATTACGATTATATTGAAAACGAACTTGAGAAGCTTGGTAAAATATACCAGATCCAAGAGATTGCCTATGACCGTTGGGGCTCGGCGCAGATCATCCCACACATCGAGATGATGGGATTTACGATTATGACATTCGGCCAGGGTTGGAAGTCCATGAGCAACCCGACGAAGGCTCTGTTGCGGGAGATTTTAAATGGTACGTTTCGACACAATAGCAATCCGGTACTGACCTGGAACGCGGACAACTTGATGGTGATGACTGATGCGGCTGCCAACGTGAAGCCCGACAAAGAGAAGTCTACAGAGAAGATCGACGGGCTTGTGGCAACGATCATGGCATTGGACCGGTTGCAGCTTCATCCTGAGCCGGCAAAGGTGGAAATATGGGCGGTTTAGTTTTACTGAAAAGAATTTCTTCGGCGCTCAGAGCGTTTCGGGGTGCTGCGGGATGGGCGGATAAATGGTATGAGACCTGGCCCGGTGCCAAGACGCTGGCAGGTACGCGAATCAACGAAGACTCGGCGCTTACGATTTCCGGGCTTTTTGCCGCTTTGAATTTTTTGGCCAGCACGATGGCGACGTTACCGAAGGTTATTTTGCGCCGATTGCCCGGAGGAGGAAACGAACACGCATTTGATCATCCGCTGTATGACCGGTTGCATAATAAACCCAACGATTTCGGTTTGACATCCTGGCAGTGGATCTATGCATCGATTATTCATAAATATTTATGGGGGAATTGGTATACGTATCTTGATTCTAGGAGTTTTCAAAATCGACAGTTCCTTCCGTTACTGCCGGAACGGATGGTGAAGTACGACGATAGGGCAGGAGTTTATATTTATCGGTTGCCCAATGGTGTTCTGATTAATATTCCGAAAGAAAAAATGTTGCATATTCCGCACATCAGCATGGACGGTATTAATGGGAAGGGTATAGTTCATTACGCCCGAGAATCCCTGGGGCTTACCAAAGCGCAGGATGAGTTTGCGGCTACCTTTTTCGGGAGCGGGATCCATCCCGGGGGATTCGTTGAGGTTGAACATTCACCGGACGAGGAAACTCGCAAGGGTCTTCAGAAAGACTTTAATGAGAAATATAGTGGCTTAGGAAAAGCCTGGAAATTTATTTTTGTTACCGGGGGCGCCACGGTTAAGGAAACGGAGATTGATGCTTCAAAGGCGCAGGCCCTGGAGTCCCGACAGTTTTCGGTAGTGGAAATTGCCCGCTGGATGAACCTTCCTCCGCATATTTTGCGGGACTTGGCACGAGCAACGTTTTCCAATATTGAACAGCAGTCTCTAGAGCTGGTCGTCTATTCGTTGCTTCCGCTTGCCACGCAGATCGAACAGGCCATGAACATTGCGCTGTTCGATGATGTGGAACGGCGAACATACTATGTCAAGTTCGAGCTTAAGGGGCTTTTGCGGGGCGACCTGCAGGCGCGGACAGCATTTTACACCGCCATGCTGGATCGTGGTGTTTTCGACGCGGATCAGGTGCTGGATCTTGAGGATATGAATCCTCAACCAGACGGGCTGGGAAAGATCCTCCTCGTACCCTTGAACATGGTGGATAAGAAAACGATTACCTCACCGCCGCAGCTCAAGATTGAGAGCGAATCCGTGGCAAAGCGGGCCGTTGAAAAACGGAGCGCCGCCCTACGGCGTCGGCTGACGATTGCCTATAAGCCGAAGTTCGAGCAGTTTGCGAAACGACTTGTCAAGAAAGAAGTCAGTGCGGTACGGGCCGCGGTTAAGAAAATGCTGGATGAACATACGGCGGCGGATTTCAGTCTCTGGCTGGATGATTTTTATCAGGATTTCCCGAAGGAAACTCACAAGCTGGCGGCCCCCCTGATTTCTTCTTATGCAACCGCCATTTTGCCGATTGCCCAGGAAGAGGCGGGAAGCGAAGCTGAGATCAATTTGGAGTATACGGATTTCCAGCAGAAATACGGGGAGACGTTTGCCCGGCGGCACACCATATCCTCGAAGGCGCAGCTTCAGTCTGTGATTCGGGGGGCGGAAGCCGAAGGCATATCCGAGATAGAGGCACTTGAGCAGCGTTTGGATGAGTGGGAAGAACGAAGACCGGGCAAGATCGTGATGCGGGAAACTGTGCAGATGGAAAACGCCTTTACGCGGTCGGCGTTTGCCGCGTGTGGCATTGCGAAGATTATGTCAGTGGCTTACGGGAAAAGCTGTCCGTATTGTCAGGAGTTGGACGGCAGGGTGATAGGGATCGAGGAAAACTTTCTCACCCCCGGAGATTTTCAGCCCGAGGGGGCGGAGAAACCCTTGACGGTAACGAGTAATCATAAGCATCCGCCTTATCATGGCGGATGTGATTGCGGAATAACAACAGGTTAGGAGTTGATATGAAAAAGAAGATTACAGGGCCGGAACGTCGATACTTGCCTTTTGAACAGGAGATGCGGGCTGTCGGAGAAGATGGAAGCATGATCATCGAGGGCTATCCGATTGTCTACAACGTTTATGCTGATCTTTGGGGTTTCCGCGAAATTATCCGTCCGGGGGCCGCAACCGAGGTGCTCAAAAAGGCCGACGAGCTCGTATTGTGGGATCACGAGTCCTCGAAGCCGATGGCCCGGCGCAAAAACAAAACCCTGGAAGTTACAGAAGATGATCACGGGGTATCTATCCGGGCCGATGTCTCGAAGACCGTGTGGGGCCGGGACGGATACGAGGCCGTACAAAACAAGGTGACCGATAAGATGTCTTTTGCCTTTACGGTAGATGAGGAAGGCGAGAAATGGCGCACCGATACCGTTGGGGGCAAAAAGGTATTAACGCGGGAGATTATCGCGTTTTCCGGATTATTTGATTACTCGCCGGTATCATACCCGGCATACAAGAAAACTAGCGTGGATGCGCGTTCTAGAAAACTGGCGCTTCAACACAAGCCGGAACCGGCAGCGGCTGGCGAAGGTGGTGCAGCGGCACCCGTAGAAGTGGTTGAGGCCAGTAACGAAATCGCGCAAGAACGCATTAAGAAATCATATTACTTAAAGGAGTAAATATGGACATTAAACAACTCATGCGCGAGCATGACGAGCTGTTGGGAAAGCGTCAGGCTATCTACGATAAGGCCGTAGAAGAGAAACGTGGTCTTACCGAGGAAGAGAAGGCCGCGGACGAGCAGCTGAAAACACGGGCCGATGAAATGGCGGCCAACATTGATACCCTGAAGGAAATTCAGGATCAGCGGGCGGGGAATCCCCCGGAAGTCGTGGAAGAGCTGCGCGGACGACCGCAGGTTCAAGATCCGAATCAGGCCCGCGCCGACGCGGCGAAATGGGGTAGTTTCGGCGAGCAATTGCAGGCGGTTGCCCGGGCCGAGTTGTCTGGCCAAGTAGACCGCAGGCTCGTGGTGTCTTCCGAGGAACGGCAGATGGGTATGTCTGAGGGTGTACCTTCTGATGGTGGATTTCTGGTACAGACCGATTTCATCACAGAGCTTTTAAAGCTTACCCATGACGCTTCTGTGTTGGCACCGAAGACGCGACTTATCAGCGTTGGCCCGAATTCCAACGGGTTGACCATCAACGCGATTGACGAGAAGAGCCGGGCGACCGGTTCGCGCTGGGGCGGAGTGAAGGGTTATTGGCTGGCGGAAGCTGGAACCAAGACAGCTTCACATCCTACACTGCGGCAGATGGAGTTGAAGCTCAAGAAGATGGCGGCTCTGTGTTACGCTACGGATGAGAGTCTGCAGGATGCATCGGCGCTGGAAGGGTTGATTCGTCTGGCATTTAGCGAGGAATTCGCTTTCATGCTGGATGATGCCATTTTCGAAGGGAATGGTGTAGGACAACCCCTCGGTATCATGAACAG